ATTCGAAAAGGTTTTATCTGGCCACTTCCACACTAAGTCAGAACAAGACAATATTACATATCTTGGATCTCAGCTTGAGTTCTCTTGGAATGATGCACATGACAACAAATACTTCCACGTACTGGACACTGAGACGCGTGTGATGACTGCCATACGCAACCCGCATACATTGTACCACCGTATATACTATGACGATGCAACTACTAACTATGATGACTACGATTTAAGTCAAGTAGATCAAAAGTTTGTAAAAATAGTTGTAAAACACAAAAATGACCTGTTTACATTTGATAAATTTGTTGATAGAATACAGAATAGGGCAATACATGAATTAAAGATTGCTGAAAATTTCAACGAGTTTCTTGGGGATAACGTGGAGGATGAGGGTGTGTCTGTTGAGGATACTTCGGTATTACTAGACAGTTATGTTGATGCAGTTGATACTGAGCTTGATAAAGATCGTATTAAGAAAGAAATGCATGAACTAATGACAGAGGCACAAGCTCTCGAAATAGCATGATCGTATTTAAAACTTTAAAATACCGTAACTTTTTGTCTACGGGTGATAAGTGGACTGAAATTGATTTTCTGTCCCATAAGACTACATTAGTTGTTGGGCATAATGGTGCTGGTAAATCCACTATGCTTGACGCTCTTAGCTTTTCTTTGTTTGGAAAGGCACACAGAAATATTAGTAAACCTCAACTAGTAAACAGCATTAATAATAAGGGCTGTGTTGTTGAGGTTACATTTAAAGCGTTAGGCTCAGACTTTCGTGTTATACGTGGCATTAAGCCAAATAAGTTTGAGATATGGAAAGGCAGTGAGATGCTTAATGAATCGTCTCACTCAAAAGAGTACCAGAGGATCCTTGAACAAAACATCATTAAGTTGAACCATAAGTCGTTCCACCAGATCGTTGTTCTAGGCTCATCTTCCTTCATTCCGTTTATGCAGCTAAGTGCACAGAATCGACGTGATGTTATCGAGGATCTTCTGGACATTAATGTTTTCTCTAAAATGAATGGCCTATTAAAAGAAAAGAATGGCCTGCTAAAAGAGAATATAAAAGATAACGATTACACATTTGAGCTTACTAAAGACAAGATTGATTTACAGAAAAAGTATATCAAAGAAGTTGAGGACTTAAGCAATGGTCAGATCGAAGAAAAGCAAGATGAAATTGAAGAAGCCGAAAATCAAATCGATGGGCTTAACAGCGAGAACGGGCTTCTTACAGAAGAGATCGATGAGTTTTCCAATGGCCTCGAAGAAAGTCTTAAAAAGAACCACGACAAAAAACAATCGCTATTACACTACAGGGCAGAGTTCAATCAAAAAGTCTCAGGTCTCGTCAAGGACTCAAAGTTTTACGAAGAAAATGATACATGCCCCACATGTTCCCAAGATATTAGTGCAGACCTTCGATCAGAGAAACTGTCTACCGCCAAAACTAAAGCAGCCGAAATTCAAAAAGCTTTGGATGATGTCTCTGCACAGTCGTCTATTGTGGAATCAACTCTTGAAGGGTTACACAATACCGCTAATGCGATTAGAGATAAAACCTCATCTATATCTACTAACAATCGAGAAATCGTACGGCTGCAAGGACAAGTACAAAATCTCACCACTGCCATATCAAAGATACGCGGCAATGATGGTGATGTAGCCAAGTCTAAAGAAGATTTGACAGAACTTATTAATAAAAAAGATAATTTGTTTGAAAAAAGATTGTACTTAAATGAATCTTTGAGTTATAATAGTGTTATACTTGAGATGTTAAAAGACACAGGAATCAAAACAAAAATCATTAAACAATATCTGCCCGTGATAAATAAGCTTGTCAATCAATACCTTCAGATCCTTGACTTTTTTGTGTCATTTAATCTGGATGAAGCTTTTCAAGAAACCATCAGATCTCGATTCCGTGACTCGTTCACGTATGATTCGTTCTCTGAAGGTGAAAAGCAGCGTATTGACTTGGCCCTTCTATTCACATGGCGCCAAATCGCAAAGATGAAGAATAGTGTTGCAACTAATCTACTCATTTTAGATGAGACATTTGATAGCTCACTAGATCATGAGGGTGTTGACAATCTTATGAAGATCATTTATACGCTTGGTGATGACACAAATATCTTTATCATCTCGCACAAAGGTGAAATGTTGGATGGTAAATTTGCAAGTAAACTTGAGTTCGTCAAGGATAAAAACTTTAGTAAAATCAAAGGAAGTTGATTATGGAAATTAGTGCAAATACAGTTAATGTTCTAAAGAACTTTGCTGCTATCAATAGTAATATTGTTATTAAACCTGGTAATAAGATTATGACAATCTCTGAGGCTAAGAATATTCTTGCCGAAGCTACAGTCAGTGAAGAATTTAGTACAATGGCTGGCATTTATGATTTACAAGAGTTCTTAAACGTGTTAGGATTAGTAGATAAACCTTCTGTTTCATTTGGCGAAGACAACATTTATATTGGTGGAAATGCAGGTAGGGCGATTGTAAAATATTACTATGCAGATCCAGAGATTCTTACTACACCTACAAAACCAATTACTATGCCTGAAGAAGATGTATGGTTTACACTCGATGAAACAACAGTGAATGGAATCAAAAAAGCTGCAGCAATTTTCGGGCATAGTCAAATGTTGGTTGAAGCAGACAGTGGTGCTATTAAATTGTCAGTAGTAGATCCTGATAATAGCACTGCAAATCAATATTCAATTACTGTTGATGGAGGATATAATAGCGAGTCATTTAAATTCATTATTAATATTGCAAATCTAAAAATGGTTCAAGGAACCTATAACGTAAAAATCTCAAAGAAACTTATTTCACAATTTACAAGTGAAGATTCTAATATTACTTATTGGATCGCACTTGAAAAGTCATCAACATACGGAGAATAAAATGGCTAAACAAGAAAACATCGTAAAAGAAGCACACGAGTCACACGCTCCAGTCTATGATTTGGGTAATCGTATCTGTCGTAGTACTGTAGCAGTAATTGATACTATGGTACAACGTGGCGCAGTTAAGGGTGAAGAACTATCTACTCTCGGTCAGCTACGTGATCAGGCTGTACAAATGATTCAAATGGCAGAAACATATCAACAAGAGCAAGCATCTGAATAATGAGCAATGATTTTCTCTGGGTAGAAAAGTATCGTCCACAAAAAGTGGCGGATACTATTTTACCATCCAACTTGAAAGACACTTTCCAAGCTATCGTCAATGGCGGAGAACTACCTAACATGTTGTTCTCTGGCACTGCCGGTCTTGGAAAGACAACTGTGGCCAAAGCTATTTGTAATGAGCTTGACCTTGACTATATTATTATTAATGGATCAGAGGAAGGAAATATCGATACACTACGAGGCAAGATCAAACAGTTTGCCTCTAGTGTATCATTGCAGGGTGGTTATAAGGTAGTTATTCTCGATGAGGCTGACTATCTTAACCCACAGTCTACACAACCTGCCCTGCGGGGATTCATAGAAGAGTTTAGTAATAACTGTCGGTTTATTTTGACATGCAACTTTAAAAATCGTATTATTGAACCACTTCACTCTCGGTGCGGTGTCTATGAGTTTAATACTTCTAAGAAAGATTTAGCTGATCTTGCTGCTCAATTTTACAAGCGTTTCATATACATATTAGATCAGGAAAATGTAGCGTACGAACCAAAGGCAGCAGCTGACCTTGTTATGAAGCATGCACCCGATTGGCGGAGGGTTCTCAATGAAGGACAAAGAAGTGGAATTAGTGGTAGCGGTATTAATGTTAGTGATAATGGGACTAGCAGTGACAGCTTTGCTGATCTAGCCAAGCATCTAAAAAATAAAGACTTTAAGAAGATGCGATCATGGGTTGTAAACCATATGGATATAGATACTAATGCTATTCTACGTGGATTATACGATAACATGAATACACTTGTTCAGCCACAGAGCGTGCCACAATTAGTATTAATCTTAGCTGATTATCAATACAAAAATGCCTTTGTGGCGGATCACGAATTAAACATGGTAGCTTGTATGACAGAAATTATGGCACAGGTAGATTTTATATGAGACTAGCGCTAGGAATTGTTGTATTATGGCTATTGCTATATCAAGACGCAGCACTGTTTAAGGTGCTGCATTCATTTATTTTAGGGATTTTAATTTAATGTTAAAGTTATATACACAACCTAAATGTTTTTATTGTAATATTATGAAAGAGCTTCTTAACAATACTTTACATACATATCAGATTATTGATATCAAAGAAGACCCTAAAGCCTTTGAATTTGTTAAAAGTCAAGGACACACGACTGTTCCACAACTTTATTATAATGACATTCATTTAAATAAAGATGACACAAGTTCATATACATCAGACAAACTAAATAATATAATTAATATTGCAATAAATCAAACAGAGTGGCCATGGCAAGACAGCGGTATTGAACAAGGAATGTAAATGAATCCTTTTGATTATGTAACAAGTATTAATTATACTAAACAAGATATAATGAATGACGACCAAAATGAGAAGGCTTATCCGGCCTTTATGGTCAATCGTTCATTATCCTACTTTGCTGATACTGTAGGACTGGCCAATGTCATGAATCAGCATCACCACTTAGACTCAAAACTTCAATATCATTTTCTTATAAATATAGTTCGTAAACGTAAAAGATTTTCGAAATGGGTTAAACCACAAACTGAGAGTGATATTGAAGTGATTAAAGAGTACTATGGATACAGCAACGAAAAAGCTAGACAAGTATTGTCACTTCTGTCACCTGAACAAATAACTATAATAAAACAGAAGGTGAGCAAAGGTGGAAGAACAATTAATCGTTGAATGGAGTCCAGCTGATATGCTGGAAATTACTCTAAATGAACCAGATGACTTCTTAAAAGTACGCGAAACATTAACGCGTATTGGTGTAGCATCTCGTAAAGATAAAAAACTATTTCAATCATGCCATATTCTACATAAACAAGGCCGTTACTTTATTGTACATTTTAAAGAGCTGTTTATGCTAGATGGCAAGAAAGCAAATCTAGAAGAAAGCGATATACAAAGGCGTAATACAATTGCCACACTCATGAGCGATTGGGGTCTTGTAACTATTGAAAAAACTGAAATGGCTACTAACTGCGCACCATTACGTTTAATTAAGATTCTTCCATTTAAAGAG